TTACTCCTTTTTCCCCGTATCGGCATCGGGTTCACCATCAAACAGTTTGCCCTGCATCCGATCCAGTTCTTCTTTTCTGACCCGCTTCACCACGCTGTAAACCCACTGTAGCGAAACACCGAATTTGCGGGCCAGTTCGTGATGGTTGTGTCCGTCAAACTCCAGGAAGATTTCCCGGTCGCGCTGGCTGACCTTCCAGACCATGCCCATCGGAAAATAGACGTTTTGCCCACCCCAGACCTGCATCATGCGGTTCGCGACGGCCTGACCTATCTGGTCGGCAACTGCGGGTTCGATATCAATAATCTCGCGGACGGTCTCAGAGGTGTGCTGTGCCAGTTCCACCAACAGTTCAGGCCCTTTACTACGAAACTGATTCAGGTCGCTCATTGCTTCACCCCCGCAGCTCTGCGCTGCCACTTCTTCAGTTTCTCAATAACGCTACTCGCCTGCTCATTGCTGAGCCAGCGTAACGCGCTGATGCCCGTTTCCCGTTTAACCCACAGCGCCAGCGCCTGCTCTGAACTGTCACGGACGACGCCTGCCGCAGCCATTTCAAGCCATAGCGCACGGATTTTCTTTGACTGCGGATGACTATCCAGCGGTAAGCCGGACGTGGCTTTTCCGGCAGGCTTAATGCGAAAGCCTTTCTTTTTCATGGATTCGAGCACGCGGTTTAGCTGCGGGGTATCCATCCCTTTGGTTGAGGCTTTGCCGGTCAGCCCCTGTAGCATCTGGCGGTAGGTGTCCTCATCCATCTGGAGATCGCTGCGGGCAATATGAATGAGTTGAATAAGACGCTGCTTAGTCATCATCGCCACTCCTTTTACCTGCGACACCGATATAGTCCACATATAAAGGAAGCGCGACAGGCCAGCACAGGAACATAACGGCCCAACTGATCCAGTATCCGGCACCGCTGTAACGTGAGTAAAACCCTGAACGGCGGTGCAGTTCAGCAGTACACCAACCTACGAGGCCATACCAGAACAAGGCACATACAATAGATTCAGCCATCATGATGAATTCCTCCCCAGTTAATATGAATATTGCGGGCTGTAGTAACCGGATCGTTATTCCACCATGCACCTGACATGTAATTTTTAACCTGCTCTCGCCCAGCAATAACGCCAATTTGAATGCCCGGTCTGACATTCTTAAAAAAGGCACGGGCAAAAAGATATTTGGCAGATGTGCGGCAATGGCTCGGTGCTTTCTTCTTGCGTAACATCATCATTATTTGGTCTCCCGTTGCGGCGGTTCTTGACCATCTTCTTGTTCGGTGATTGCCTCAATCGGGTATTTAATGAATGTGCTTTTATCTTTATGACTTAACTCAACCTGACCTCCAATTTTGAATTCACTATTTAACACCCGTTTACCGCTGTAGATGTCGTTATGGTATGGCCCTGCTTTGATGATGATACCGTCCTGAACAATAAAATAGAGAAGATCCTGACCGTAATCAGCAAACTCAATAAGAACGCGCTTTTTATTCTTCTGCATAAGTCACCCCCAGACGTTCAGCAAGGCGTTCCAGCTTTTTCTGCTTATGAAAGTCGATCATCAGGCCCATCCCGTTGAGGCGGAACTGTTCAATCATGATTTCAACGTCAGCCAGTTCGCCAGCCAGATCAACTTCATTGCCCAGTCCGTTCATGTTGCGGGCAGCGGCAGCGGCCAGTTCGGCGGCTTCTTCCATCAGCTTCAGCGCCTGTGCTTCAGGGCCAAAGGTTTTGAGGGCCAGATTGTAGATTGTCGAACGGTTATATAATTTCATGCCTTTCATCTTATCTTCCCCAAATCAATGGCGTGATACGCCGATAACTTTCACGTGGCCGTCCTCAGTAATTTCCAGCTCGTACAGCGGCGGCATTTTTCTCAGGTGGTCACTGGTGGCGTGAAGAACGTAAATGGCCTGATCCAGGCCATTTGTTGCTACGATGGCGTGCGAAGCCATGCTGATTAATTTGATTAATACCTGCCGGATATGGTTGGGATTTTCACAACCACATTCACTGATATATTCCGCGACAATTTCACGGGTCCGTTTTTCGGCTTCTTTTGCAGTAATCATTTCTTTGCCTCACAAGGGATGAACTCCATGGCCGGGACTTCGGTGTAGTAATGCTGGCTGCAGTGCGGGCATACCAGCGTGATGAGGACGGCTGGCACATGGTATTTGCCAGAGGTAATGACGCTGGCGTCGCTGAACTTCAGAGTGGTGATACCTTTCTGACAGTTGGAACATTTGATGGACATGATTTATTCCTCAATGCTGTTTTCGGCGTGCAGAAGCCCACGGCGCTGACGCCAAAATAAAAAGAAAGTGAATTAAAATTAAATGGCAGCGATATCTAACGGAATATTAATTAGCTTCCCGTGTTTATCTTTCTCCCGGAAATTAATATAAGTTTTGGACATGGCCACCTGCAGTGATTCCGATATGGCCTCCATTGCCCGGTTCCAGCGCTCGTCCTGAATCTTGACCCGGCGCAGAGAAAGAATACGCCCGGTGTTAAGCTGGCCCTCTTTGTCCACCTGAAAAGCATCGCTGATGATGGCCCGCAGGTTGGCGTTCGCGCCTTCCGACCACTCGGTGACGCACTCGTCTATCAGATCTTTGGCAATCTGCAGTTCTGGCCCGAAGGTCAGGGTTTCCTGCACGCGGATGGTGATCTGCTGAGCACCATCGAAGCTGCTGAAGGTCACGTTGCCTTTGGCACCGCCGCGCGTTCTGCCGTACTTCTCGGCCACAAGGTCAAGCCAGGCATAGCACTCGTCAAAGGCTCGACGCTTGAAGGCGCTGAGTTCGTCGCGTTTAACCTTCGCAGCGGCAACCTGTTCTTTAACGAAAGAGTCCATCGCAAGGTCATAGTCAGACACCTGGTCAACCGGCACCAGACGCCCCTTGCGGTCTTTCATGTAGTCTTCTTTATTTACTTCGCTCATCTCTGTTCACCTTATGGTTAATGTAATGACTCTGACCAGGTAATACGGCAGCCATGCAGTTCAAAGACGCCCTGACGAAAGCGCCCTGAGCCGTCATGGCCAACATGGGTATAACTCGCTTTGCCCTGCTCCAGCAGGCGGGCACAGTGCCCGTTGCGGGCGATACGGATAACCGGCTTACTGCCAGCAATCATGACGCTCTGCACGGTAGTGTTCATGGCGTTGAGCGCCATAATGGCGGACTGCACCTTACTCATCTGTTGATTGATATCGGCGATGGATTTCATGATTAAACCCCCTTGACGACGTCGGCGTTGACCTGCGGAACCCCGATTTCAGCGGCCAGATTCATGGCTGCTATCACCAGGTTACTGACGGCCAGCGGATACAGCAGGCTGACCATGCTTTTACGGTTACTGCCCAGATTGCTCAGTCGGGCGCGGATGGCTTCCACTGCGCTGGCGTCCATGATGTCGGCCAGCTGCTTACCGGCGCGTTGCAGTTTGAACGCCAGAAACTCTTCCAGGCTGTTGTCCAGCGGCAGCAGTTCAACCACCTCGCAGCGCTGGACGACCTCACGGACTTCCATGTTGCGTTCGGACAGTTTGTCCGCCAGCTCAGGCTGGCCAATCAGCACGATGGACAGCAGTTTTTTGAAGCCGGATTCCAGCTCAAAGAAGCGCTTGAGGTGCTTCAGCGTCGGGATGGGCAGACTGTGGGCCTCCTCAATCACCAGAACGTGGCTGAAACCCGCCTGGCTGCTGTCTTTCAGGACTCGGTGCAACTGGCGGAAGCGGGCGTCCTGGCTGCGTTTGATGCTCTCCAGTGGTGCGATGGTGCTGATGATGGCCTCGGCGATAGCTGCCGCCTTCAGGGTTTTGCCCTTCACGTCGTTGTCTTCCATGGCGATGATGTATGGCTCGATAACAATCACCGGTGCGTTCTCGCGGTTGACGCGTTCAATCAGGTCGCGGCGGAGCGTGGATTTACCCGCGCCGGACTCGCCGATAACCGCCAGAAAGCCACCGTGACGGGCGGTCTGGAACAGTGCCTCACGCACGTAGCGGATATCCGGTGTGGTGAACACATCGTCCGCGCCCTGCATGGCCTCATCGGCGAACGGGTCACGGAAAAGGCCAAACGCTTTTTTGGTTGCTGGAAATAACACCTGCTTTTTGAGTAACATGTTCTCTTCCTCACTGAGGTTGGTTTTATCGGTAGTACCCGCTGTACGGGGCGAGACAGCGCCCTGTGCAGCATCAAAACTTTTCGCTGTATCAATCCCCTGACTTTCCAGATACAACGCCAGACGCTGGCGCACCTCTTCGGGGCTGGTGCGTGGCCACTCGTTATGGTTCACAATCTGGGCCAGCGTGGCCTCGGAAACGGCGACGGCTCTTGCCACTACCGCCTGCGGGATACGGGCCTCTTTCAGTTGTTGCTTCAGTACCAGCATGTCTTCCTCCTCAGTTGCCGTTAACGATGCTGATAACGCTGTTGTGGGCCGGAGCGGTCAGGATGACCATCACTTCATCCAGTGCGGCTTCCGGTACGCCGTCCGGGTACCGTGCTGTTAACTGGCGGTAACATTCCGGCGTCCAGGTATGGCCGTTCGCGCTGAACTTCTCGCGCAGGGCTTTCGCGGCCTCCACATGGGTCAGCGGACGCTGCTCAATACGCGGGCCGCGCACGTCTGAAGCCTGACCGCGCTTCGGCAGGTAGGTCGGGTGGTCATCGCGCTCAATATCCAGATAAGGGTTGAAGCGACCACCGAACGGCAGGGCTTTGTTTTTCTTTGCTGCCTCGGTTTCTTCCTGGCTGGCGGTGCCGTAGGTATGCTGTTCCACTTGATCGCGGTTTGCCTGGGTAACGGTTTCCGGCAGCTGTCGATATTCTTCACCAATCACCGGCGCGCTGGTGCTGTACTGCCAGAGTTCATCTTTCTGTATCGCGTGAATAACGTGGAAGGTCTCAAAACCTTCATCATTGACGATAACGACCCGCACTTCCTCGTCTGACCACGGATTACGTGCAACCAGTACCTTGTCACCGACGAACACACCTGGAACGTCAGACACATCGTATTCCTTGCCTCTGAAAGGTACTCGCAGCTTGCCGGTAACAGTGCGCTCTTCAGGTGCAGAGATGGCCAGTTCTCTGCAGATTTCGGGTGCCGGGGCTTTTACCAGCTGCTCTTCGGTGATTCTCAGCCAGGCATCGGTACGCGACATGCTGTGGCGGCTGTGGATTGCGGTGCGGTTAAACTTCATACGCCAGAGACGCGCCAGCCGGTTCAGCTCATCAATATCATCCACCCGGAGAAAGCGCAGACCGCCCTCGAACTTGCGTTCAATAATGTCACGGGCCTTTTCCACAGAACCGGTGGCGCGGGCGTTGTGAGCCTTATGCTGAATGGTGCGAATGCCCATCGCCCGGCACATGTTGAGAAGGGAGGCCGAGACAAGCGCAGAGCCGGGGTCAGTAAACAGAATCTTCGGCACACCGTGCAGCACGTCAGCACTGCCACGTTCCTGCATGGCGTTAATCATCACCTCCAGAAAGTTGACGGCACTCTCCCCACCAAAGCGGTACTCGACGTAAATCCAGCCCGTAGTGTGGTCGGTGATTTCAAATGACCACACCCGGTCATTGACGATACGGTCAAGGTTGCGGGGTTTGTTTTTGTTGAACTCTGCCGCGCTCATGACGCGCAGACCGGTGTCCCCTTTTGCCCTTTTGGCCGGATTTTTGAGGTAATACAGCACGCAGATGGACGCATCCAGTTGCCAGACGTGGTTTGGGTGCAGGCTGGCCAGCTCTAGGGCAGGAGATGGTGCCCGCAACTGGTCGGGGTGCATACGATGCTGGCGGAGGGCGCGACTGATGGCGTCAATTGACAGCGGGAAAAACTCCCCGGTCTCAGTATCAGTACGACCAGCAATAATCAGGTTGTTATCGCGTAATCCGTCCACAATATCCTCCAGACTGTAGCCTTTCTTACCGTTGCCAGGACGGGGAGAAGCCAGCCACGCCCCGGAGATGGTCAGCATCTCATCGTGGGTCAGCGTAGTTTTACCGGCATCTGAGCGCTGTTTGCGTGGTCGGCTCATCCGTACCCCCTTAAGCTTTTTCAGCAGGGTGGCGCGTGACATCTGTAGTTCTTCACACGCCGCCCGGTATACCNCTGCGTCAGCGGCGGCGGCTATGCTGACGAGCCGTTGCGTCAGCGCTGGATTCATGGCTGACTCTCGTACAGCGATGAAAATTCGGGTACCCCATATGTGCTTTCTCCAGCGTTCCTGTATGCTTCTCTCTGCGCCTGGCTAATCTCCTTTTTCAACAGGCGATCCATCTCTCTGAGGAAAGGTAAGGAGTTTGCCGCTGATACCTGCATTTCGCCGCTGCGGGTCTGAATAATGAAACCCTGAGACATCTCAGGAAGGAAAAGGCACAGAGCAAGCCCCAACGCCTCCGGGGAGTCCATCACGGGATTAGTCATTTGCATTTTCCTCAAGCGCTTCTTTCACCCAATCATCCATACCGTCAATCTCACGAAAATCAGGCAGGTCAAACTGATGACGCATATCGATTACACGGGCTTCGATATCATCAAGAAGTCCTGCCATGATGTGGGTGTGATTGATGCCGGTACGTTCTGCGTGTTCGGCCAGTGCCTCAAAGCCGCATTTGAGGTTGACAAGAGCGCTGAGTACACCGCTTTTAGAGCCAGTAGCTTCCGTTTCAAGCGCCTGACCTTCTTCATCAGGCGTCTCTGTAGTTGCACGGCGCGTCAGTTTCGCCTTGAGTTCATCAGCCTGATCTTTGAGAATGCTGATCTCATCTTTCTTTTCGGCCAGCGTCTGGCGGCTGATTTCAAGGTCGGTTTTGAGGTCTTCTTTCTCTTTGGCGTGTTTGGCGATCATTTCCTCGGCCAGTTCCAGCAGCGCTGTTTTGTCACCTTCTTTGGCTACTTCAATGAGGGCGCTTTTCTGGTCTTCTGGCAGGCGGCGGAACTGGCGCAACTCACGGTAGCCGATACCCATGCGGGACATGGATTCGAGTGCTTCTTCGCCAAGCACGCGCAGGTTTAATAATTCTTCGTCGATATGTTGTGATGATTTTCCGAGTAAACGACAAAACTCATCCCATGTACCTGATAACTCCTGACCGTCAGGAGTTTTCTTTCCTTTCAGTGCCCGATATAGCTTGTTTTCCTTAACAAATGCTAGTTTAGATGTCCTGACGGTCAGGGAAAATTGCGCAAATGCATCGGCCATTTGCGCTTGACCAAGAAGCTGATTCAGCAGATCACGTTCATCACTGAGTTGGCTGGAAACTGTTGCCATCAGATTTTGAGTCACTTCCAGTTCGGGATTCAGCTCCACGTCAGGTGCAAGTTCAGCAGGTTGTGATTTTGTGCGAGCCATTGTTACTCCTTAGCGGCTACCAGCCAGTACACGCTGGTTAAGTTCATCGATGCGCCCCTGTGCGCGGGACATTTCATTGTTATGGGCCATGGCAATCTGTAAAAGCTGCACACCCGGAGCAAAGCGCCCGTTTTCAAGCTTGAGTGCCAGCCCCTCTTCGATGAGGGTATTCAGTGCCCTATTGATATTCGCTGGAGACTCTCCCAGTGCAGATGCCAGTTCACCGTTGGAAACGCCGTTCAGGGCGTGGCCGCGCAGAGCTTTAAGGACGCGCAGAATGCGGGAGCCGGAACTGGATACATTTACCTTACTCATGTCACATTCCCCTTTTTGCTATATGTGATAATCTGTTACGCGGGCTAAAACGTTATGCCGCATTTGAATCTGGTTTAAGACCCAGCTTCACGGCTATTTCGTGTGATTTGCCGTAGCGACCTTTGGTGAAGCCGTTAAGAACACGGTAGACCTCGTTGCGGCTGTAGCCGTTTTCTTCTGCCCAGCGGGTAAAAGTGATCCCACGCTGACGGAAGAGTGTTTTAACTTGTTCAGATGTCATCGTTGTCTCCTATGTTGATGCAATGATGTTTGTTTTATATGTGATAGATTATGTGAACTATTGTTCTCATTGTCAATGGAGTTAATGTGAATTTTGATTCTCTTTGTGCGTCGCGATTCAAATCTGAGCGTTCGCGGTTATCACTCAAACAAGCGGAAGTAGCAGCCCTTTGTGGCGTATCAAGAGAAATGTGGGGGAAATATGAACGAGGAGTTGCTGTTCCCGGCGGCGAATTGCTTGCTGCCTTTGCAAGAGTTGGGGCCAACGTACAGTTCATTCTCACCGGAGAGTCATCAGGTATAACGTTATCTCGTGATGAGATGGAGTTGCTTAAGCACTACCGTCAAGCTCCGTTACAGGTCAAAGGTTCCGTCTTGTCAGCATTGACTACCGGCTCCTCTAAAGAACGGGCGGAACAGGTTATTCAGGGAGATGTTCTCGGGAACGTTATCAAGGGTAATGTGACCATAGGAGCAGGTGGAATCATGAATAAAAATACAAAGAGAAAATGAGTAAAGAAAAGCAAACAGTTAACGGCGATGTGGGCAACGTTGTCAGCGGTGACGTAACTATTCATAACTATTCTGGTGAAGTTACTCCCGCTGCCCAGCAGCCCATGTCGTTGCTACAAAAGCGTGCTCTTCATCGCTTAATGGACGAATTGGTTGATGCTGGGGAGTCTAAGCGCGAACTGTGGATAATGCTCCATGCCCGGCTCAATACCACAACCGTTAGTGAAATGACCGCCGCTGATTATCACCAGGCTGTTGAAATTCTCGAAGAGAGCGCCCGGAGGATAAAGTACCTTAAGGACAGCAATATCCTGATCAGTAAGATTATGGGCCTTACAGACCCGGCGTACCGCGTTGACAGAGACAGATACTGCCTGAAGCATTTCGGTACAACTCACCTTAAGGGGTTGGACAAAGAGCAGCTTCAGGGAGTATTTGGTTATTTCGATGACTTGCTTAACTCTGGTAGAGAAGAAAAATCGGCCCCCTCAGAAGTATCTTCACCATCACCGGGTCAATCAACACAGTCAGGAAACAAAAAAATTTATGTCATTGTTGGTGTCCTTATCATCGTAATCGCTGCCACAATGCTGGGGGTTACACGTTTCTCTGGTAATGGTTCGGCTGCCGGACATCGCTCAGAGAACCCCACGGTCTTCACTGCCGATACAAGTGACAGCGTAATCGCGTCGTCAATTCCGGCTTTGCGCAGCATATTTCCTGGACTGAACAAGTACTCTGGGGACTTCATTTCGGTATCAACCTATAAGCAAAAAACAGGCTGGCACACCCTCAAGTTTTCGGTGTCGTCACAGTCAGCAGTTCCAGAAAGCTACGCTGTCAGAGGGAAGACCTGCTACATCAACATAAACCCCGATGGTAGTTATGCCCGTGTTCTGACTGCTCCATGCAGGTCACTGTTACTGGATCAACAAAGCACACCTGGCAGTAAATATAGGTTTATTTTGAAGTGAAAAATTGGAAATAAAGCAGAACTGACATGAAGGAGATATCTATGAAGCAAACATCTGCTGAAGAGTTTATTGAAATCTGGAATCGACAGAAAAAAAAGGAAGGCGATGCCATTCAGCAGGCAGCGCCTTCAATGATTCCTAATATATTGGGAAAAGCTGTTGTTACCCTGGTCAGTCAAAACCAGCAACTCACAACGGAAAGCCTTATTAACTATCTTGAGGATCAAGTTCAGCGCACGCAGGGTAATTTACTTGAAAGCTGGAACCGAACGGCTCTACAGTTCCTGAAGGACTCAGCTTCGCCGAAATAATGTCCGTTGCTATGACCAGTAATGCCAGCCAGTCGCCTTCGTCAGCGGTGTATACCTGGCTGGACATGCACCGCTTTAGAGATTCCTCATAAGTTTCATCCGAATTATGGACAAAATGCCAGTTACCTTTTGGCGTTTGTTCCCAGCTCATTTCAGCTTACCTCACGTTATTTGCCAGATAGTCCAGCGTTAAATGATGGTGTTTTGCGTAATTCCATTGCAACCAGATCCTGATCGTAGAGCACGAACAGTGCCGCTACTACCGCATGAACGGCATCAGGAAGACACCAGGCCTGCTCTCCGGATGACATGATATTCACCAGTTGGCTCACCATATTTTTTCTTACTTCGACAAGAGAACCATTCCTGTTACCGGCTGAATGTTGAACGCTGGTATTCTGTATGTAGAAGGTGAAATCGCATCCGGCAATTTCATAATCACGATTAACAACGAGTTTGTTATTTTTGATGGCAGTTATGGCGAGACTGAATTTATTAATAGCCTCCTCAGTGCTTAATGCCTCCACATTCAATGTATAGGTTTTATCTTTTTCTTCGGTTCTGATCCCAAAGAGAAATCCGCTTTTACGGCCAGTCAGTTTTGGTTCAGTCATCGTGCTTGCCTCCAGGCTATTGTATATGCCACCATTCTGGCCGCTTATCCCCTGTGAACACTCGTAACGCGCTTTAAAATCCCTTTTCTCTGACATTTGTGATGCTGTCTCCACCACTTAAGGAGACGCACCATGAAAAACCTGAAAAAATTCATTCCCCCTGTTAAAAAGCCCCGCCTCAGCGGCTGGCTGCTGACCTCTGTGCTGTTGCTCGGCACCATCGGACTGGTCTCGCCCCAGCAGCTGCCGGTGGTTGTCTACAAGCTGTCGCTCATCACGCTGGCGGCTGTGCTGGGCTACTGGCTTGACCGTTCGCTTTTCCCCAAAGCTCGCCCCGGTCAGTACCTGAAGCATGATGACAGGCTGATGGCTGATGGTCGCTTCCCCGTCCAGACTGGCCTTCACCTGGTCTTTTCCGCTGCGTTAATCCGTCGTGCGCTGATTGTTGCCGCAGTCTGTCTGGCTGTAGCGATGGGACTGTAACTATGAACTGGCCTCAAATCACTCTCATCATCCTGCTTGCCTTTGGTCTGGGCGTAACTGCCATCAAGCATGGCGAGCCACGCAACGATAAATACAGCTTCTGGTGGCAGCTTGCTGGCAACCTGGTGATTGCCTGGCTGCTCTGGTGTGGCGGCTTCTTTAGTCAGGCCCATGCAGCCCAACCACCGCAGGCCGCGCTGCAGTATCGCGACGATGTGATCCGTAATGCCCGGCTTGAATGGGGGCTGTCTGCGCCGGTGGCTGACTTCGCCGCACAGTTGCATCAGGAAAGCGGCTGGCGACCTGATGCGGTTTCGCCGGTTGGCGCTCAGGGGCTGGCGCAGTTTATGCCCGCCACCGCTGACTGGATAAGTCAGCTGATGCCGGGGCTGAACAGCCGCGAGCCGTTTAATCCGGCGTGGGCCATCCGGGCGCTGGTCAGCTATGACCGCTGGCTGTGGCAGCGCGTCAGCGCCGCCAACAACTGTGAGCGTATGGCCATGACGCTGTCGGGCTATAACGGCGGTCTGGGCTGGGTACAGCGGGACAAGCGGCTGGCCTCACAGCAGGGGCTGGACAGTACCCACTGGTTTGGTCATGTCGCCACGGTGAATGCCGGGCGCAGCGCTGCCAACTGGCGGGAGAACCGCCACTATCCGCAGCGCATCCTTCGGGAGCTGGCCCCCCGTTATCTGACATGGGGAGGCGGCAGCTGTGTGGACTAGCCTGCTAAAAAATCTGCCGTGGCGCAGTCTGCTGCTGGCAGTGGTCATAAATGCTTTTCTGATTGGACTTTATTACCTGGGCTACAAAAGCGGGCATGAAAACGCTACGCGCGACGGCGATAAGGCGGTCAGTGAGTTGCAGTCAGCATTCGACACATACAAAACGGAGCAGGCAACGCTTGAGAACGCTGCGCTGCGGGCCTGGGCAAAGCGGTATCAGGAGCAGGTTGCCGCCGGGCATCAGGCCGAAGCCCGTTACCTTGAGCAGATTGCTCAGCTTGAGAGCCAGAACAAACAATTACAGGGGCAAATTAACGATGTCACACAGCGCTGGATTGATGAAAAAGGTAAGAGCCATCCCATTGAGTGCGTGTTTACTCGCGGTTTCGTGCGCCAGTACAACGCAGCCCTCGGATATGACAACGCATCCGTCGGTACAGGTCATTCAGACACAACTGCCGCCGCTGGCACCGGCACTCGCGCAGCGTCCGGGCAACCTGAAGCCGCTGACGCCTGGCTACGCGACTCAGGCGTCTCCCAGCGTGACGTCCTCGCCAACATCATCGACAACGCGAAGCAGTGCCGCATCTGGCGCAGCCAGATAAACCAGCTGCTGGACGAACGGGAAGGATTACAGAAATGACGTTGCAGGTTGAATTCTGGACGGTGGTGGGCTTTCTCATCACCTTCATGAGCTTTGTCGGCGGTATGGCCAAGTGGCTGTTCAGTAAGGCGGAAGAGCGTCAGGCGGCGCGGTTCGCCTCCCTTGAGCAGTCGCTGCAACAGTCCGCCTCCAACTGGGGCGAGCTGGAAAAAGAATTTATGCGGTTTAAGGCGGATTTACCGCTGAACTACGTCCGCCGCGAGGATTACATCCGTGGCCAGACGGTCATCGAGGCCAAGCTGGATGCACTCTACAACAAACTGGAAGTGGTACAGCAGTACCGTCATACAGGAGGTCACCATGGTTGATATCGCCCGCGTGCGCCGGGAATCCCTGCGCTGGAGTCTGCTGGTTGCTCTGAACAAAACCCGCCCGTATACCGCCAGCGAGACGCTGCTGCTGGATGTATCCCGCGCCATCTACCCGGACACCACGCCGCTGGAGTTGCGCCGTGAGCTGGATTATCTGGCCGACCGCAAGATGGTTGATCTGGAGAAGAAGCCTTCCGGTGACTGGTTTGCTGACCTGACCCGCCTCGGCGTTGACCTGGTGGAATACACCGTGGAATGCGGCCCTGGCATCTCCCGCCCGGAAAAGTACTGGAGTGAATAATGGCCAGACGCAGCACGATAGAAAAGCTGCCGGAAGATGTGCGTCGCTGGCTTGAGCGGGCGCTGACTGAATCCGGCTTCAGCGGGTATAACGAGCTGGAGTCCCTGCTGCGTGAGCAGGGTTACGTCATCAGCAAATCGGCTATCCATCGCTATGGCCAGAAGATTGAGCGCCGCTATGGCGCTATCCGTGCGGCGACAGAAGCGGCACGCATGCTGACCGAGGGAGCTGCTGACGATCAGGATGCGCGTTCGGAAGCGGTGATCGCCCTGATTCAGACCGAGCTGTTCGAGAGTATTGTCCAACTGCAGGAAGCGGAAGAAGGCGAAGTCGACCCCAAAGAGCGCGTGGCGCTGCTGTCGAAGGTGGCGAAGAACGTGGCCACACTGTCCCGCGCGTCCGTCAACCTCAAGAAGTTCCAGTCCGAAGTCCGGGCCAGAGCGCAGCAGGCAGCCAGCAACGCCGAGAAAATTGCCCGTAAGGGTGGACTGTCAACCGATGCAGTACAGGCGCTGAAGCGCGAAATTCTGGGGATTGCCACATGAGCCAGCTTGCTCCCGTTTTGCCTGATACCTCGGCGCTGGATATCCCCGCCGTTCTGATGCCTTACCAGCAGCGCTGGGTGGCTGACACGTCTCCGCTGAAGGTGATTGAGAAGAGCCGCCGAACCGGTATCACCTGGGCTGAGGCGTCCGATGATGTGCTGACCGCAGCCTCCTCAGCGCCTGCAGGCGGGATGAACGTGTATTACATCGCCTATAACCAGGACATGACCGTCGAATATATTCAGGCGTGTGCGATGTGGGCGCGGGCATTCAACTATGCCGCCAGCGAAATCGAAGAGGGTTTCTGGGAGGAGGACGAAGACGACAAGCACATCAAGACCTACACCATCAAATTCCCTGATTCAGGCTTCCGCGTTGTTGCGCTCTCAAGCCGCCCGTCTAACCTGCGTGGCCGTCAGGGCATCATCGTTATCGACGAAGCGGCGTTCCATGAGCAACTGGATGAACTGCTGAAGGCGGCGCTGGCGATGCTTATCTGGGGTGGCAAGGTACGCGTTATTTCCACCCATGATGGTGATGACAACCCGTTCAATACGCTTATCGGTGATATCCGGGCCGGGCGTCAGGGGGGCAGCGTACACCGCATTACTTTCCAGGAGGCCGTGTCGGAGGGGTTGTTCCACCGCGTCTGCCTGCGTACCGGGAAAGAATGGTCGGAAGCGTCCGAGCAGGCGTGGATGGCATCGGTGTACAAATTCTACGGTGCTGGTGCATCCGAGGAGCTTGACTGTGTCCCGGCCAACGGTGGCGGAGCCTGGCTGTCCCGCGCACTGATTGAGTCCCGCATGTCGGCTGGCACGCCGGTGCTGCGCCTGACCTGCCCGGAGGGCTACGAACTGAAGCCTGACGACGTCCGCTGGAGCGAGACGCAGGACTGGCTGGACGAACACCTCAAACCATTGCTGGAGGCGCTCCCCGCTGATGCACGGTCGTTTTTAGGGCGTGACTTTGGGCGCAGCGGTGACCTGTCGGTGGACTATCCCCTGCTGCAGGAGAAGAACCTGGTGCGTCGCGTACCGTTCGTGCTGGAGCTGCGCAACGTGCCGTTCAAACAGCAGGAGCAAATCGCGTGGTATCTGATGGACGGCCTGCCAAACCTGATGGGCGCGGCGCTCGATGCCCGTGGTAACGGCTCTTACCTCGCCGAATACGCCATGCAGCGCTACGGCTCCAGCCGGGTCAAGCAGGTGATGCCTACCGAAAACTGGTATCGCGAACATATGCCGCCGGTCAAGGCTGCGCTGGAAGATGGCAACCTTGTGGATTTACCGAAGGATGAAGACACGCTGGACGACCTGCGGGCCGTTCAGGTGGTCAACGGCGTTCCCCGCGTGCCGGAACAGCGCTCAAAAGCGAAGTCTGACAGAGGCAAGCGTCACGGGGATTCAGCCATCGCACTGGCGCTGGCGTACTTCGCCAGCCGTGAAATTAACAAAGGGCCGGTGAAGGCAAGCTCACGCCGTCGTCGTCAGGCGGCCCGTATGCTGGAGGATTACTGATGGCCCGTGGACTCTGGGTTTCACCCAATGAGTTTGTCTCTTTTGCCGAACCCAATAAAACGCTGACGGAGCAGATCGCCTCGCGCAGCCGCTCCATCGACTTCTTCGGGCTGGGGATGTACCTGCCTAACCCTGACCCCATTCTGAAATCTCAGGGCCGGGATATCCGCATCTATCGTGAACTGCGTACCGACCCGCTGGTTGGTGGCTGCATCCGCAGGCGTAAGGCGGCGGTCAAGTCGCTGGAGCGTGGTCTTGAGCGCGGTCATGCCCCGGCGCGGGTATTCAGCTTCATCCGGGATATGCTCGACGATCTGGATTTGTCACGCATCATCGGCGAGATGACCGATGCCGTTCTCTACGGGTATCAGCCCTGTGAGGTCATGTGGGGACGCTCTGTTAAATCCTGGGGCATCGCCGATATCGTGGGCAAGCCGCCTGAGTGGTTCCAGTTCGACAATGACAACCTGCTGCGCTTTCGTGCTAAAGACGCCGGGCTGGAAGGTGAGCCGGTACCGCTGAACAAGTTCGTGGTACCGCGTCAGGATGCGACTTACGACAACCCGTATGGCTTCCCTGATTTGTCTATGTGCTTCTGGCCCGTGACCTTCAAAAAAGGCGGCATGAAGTTCTGGGTGCGCTTTGCCGAGAAGTACGGTTCACCGTGGGTTATCGGCAAGCATCCGCGCGGGACGGCCCAGGGTGAGATTGACCTGCTGCTGGACTCCATGGAGGCAATGGTGGAAGACGCGGTGGCCGCTATCCCTGACGATTCCTCTATCGAAATCAAGGAGGCCGCAGGCAAGGCCGACAGCAGCGATATTTATCAGAACCTGATAACGCTTGCTCGCAGTGAAATCTCCATCGCCCTGCTGGGGCAGAACCAGACCACCGAGGCCAACAGTAACCGCGCCTCCGCGCAGGCCGGACTGGAGGTCACCGATGATATCCGTGACGCTGACGCTGATATCGTGGAAAGCGCGGTGAATCAGGCTATCAGGATGGCGGTGTCAATGAACTTTGGCGATGTGGCCAGCCCCGTCTGGAAGATGTGGGAACAGGGAACGGTCGACGATACTCAGGCAACCCGCGACGAGAAACTCAGCCGCGCCGGTGTGGTCTTCACCCCGCAATACTTCAAGCGTGAGTACCAGCTGCAGGACGGCGATATTGACGAGACACCACCGTCAGAGCGCCAGAAGAACACGCTACCGCTGTCGTTCGCCGAGGCCATAGATGCCGATATTCAGGCCCAGCAGGATCTCGATGATGCGCTGGATATTCTGATGAACGGTGGCACCTTAAACGGCGTATTTGCGCCGGTGCTGGAGCCGCTCTTTAACCAGGTGAAAGACGGAGTTAACCCGTCTGAGCTGCTGGAGGCGCTGGCTGAACTGTACCCGCAGATGAATGCGGATGACCTGCAGGAACGGCTGGCCCGTATCATGTTTGTTGCAACTGTCTGGGGGCGTCTGCATGAGCGTGACAACGGCTGAACTGGCGTACTGCATGACGCTGCCCCCAACACGGGCTGTCAGCTACCTGAAGTCCAAAGGGTATAGCTTCACGTGGGACTGGGAGGAGATGTGGCAGGATGCCCATGCCCGCGCCTTTACCGTCGCCAAAGTGACCCGGCTGGATATTCTGGAAGATATCAGGAGCGCCCTGCAGCAGGCACTGGATGAGGGCAAGACTGACCGCTGGTTCCGCCAGCAGCTGGAGCCGGAGCTGCAGCGCAAGGGATGGTGGGGGCCACGTGACACCACCGACCCGGTAACGGGCGAGCCGGTCACCATCCAGCAGGGCAGCCCGTGGCGGCTCGACACCATCTTTCGTACCAATATGTCCGTACTCTACAGTGCCGGTCGCTGGGCGGAGCAGATGGAGAACGTCGACGACAGGCCGTACTGGATGTATACCGGCATCAACGACAGCCATACCCGCAAGAGCCATCTGGCGCTGCATGGTCTGGTGCTGCGCTATGATGACCCGTTCTGGCAGGCGTTCTACCCGCCGAACGGCTGGCGCTGCCGTTGTGGCGTCATAGCCCTGAGTGCGGCGGATGTGCGTGCCCGTGGCCTGAAGGTGTCAGATTCTGGTACAGCCATGGGATGGGAGCTGAAGCTGGTCTCAGAGAAAACAGGCGAGATGCAGAACGTCGCCACCTTCAATACCGGCACCACGAAGGTGGCCACCGACGTCGGCTGGTCTTACGCGCCGGGGGCAGCATACCGTCCCGACCTTGCCCGCTATCAGGGTACGCTTCAACCGCTGGCACAGCAGGAACTGAGAGGATAACGATGGCTTCCGATAACCTGGTCAATATCACCATTAACGATGAATCCCTGCGCCGGAGCCTCCGTGCGCTGGACCTAGCTGCCACAGACCTGGAACCCGCGATGCGCAAAATCGCCGGAACCCTGCTGGCGGAGACGCAGTTTAACTTTCTCGACGAGGGGCGTCCGGGGTGGACTCCCTCGCTGGCAGCAGAAGAGCGCGACGGGCAAACACTGCAGGATACCGGTCGTCTGATGGGGTCAGTATCAACCGACCATGACGACCGGCAGGCAGCGGTTGGCACTAATGTCGTTTATGGGCCGATTCACCAGTTCGGTGGTAAAACGGGGCGTAATGAGTCCGTTGAACTTCCGGCCCGTCCGTTCCTGCCGCTGACAGGGGACGGTGAGCTGCAGCCTGAAGTGGTTATCCCCATCCTCGATACGATTGTCCGCCATCTTGAAGCAGCGGCCCGTCGCTGAGTTTTGTCTCTGCAGGCGGATGATTTATCATTGCCAGCCGCTGAGGGGCTGTATTACCTTTATAAAGGCTTTACAGCCCCCGCTTTGCACCACTATTTGCCCGCAGCGTGACATTCCCCGTACTGATACCCCCGATTTTTTCTAAAGCAGATTAAAAGCGCTGCTGATGCTTTTTCCACAGACTGTCCCCGACAACGTAACGCGGGACAGCAAAATGCCAGCCATTCACATTTTTAAAGCCGGTACTCATACCGATATGCACGGCACGAAACTGCCGTTCACGCAAAGCGATCTTGCCGCCTGCGTGAAAGCCTATGACCCGTCCGTCCATGAAGCACCTCTCGTTATTGGCCACCCCAAAACGGAAGACCCGGCGTGGGGCTGGGTGAAATCCCTGTCGCTTAACGGCGGCGATCTGCTCGCTGAGCCTGACCAGCTCGACCCGCAGTTTGCCGAACTGGTGGGCAACGGACGCTTCAAGAAGGTCTCCGCCTCATTCTATCTCCCTGACTCACCGAACAACCCGAAGCCCGGCACGCTTTACCTGCGTCATGTCGGCTTTCTGGGCGCGCAGCCACCTTCCATTAAGGGGCTGAAGCAGGTCTCGTTTGGTGAGAAAGAAGAAGGCGTCGTGGAGTTTGCCGACTGGAGTGATATCACCAATGCCTCTTTATGGGGGCGTCTGCGCGATTTTCTGATCGCCCAGTTCGGGCTGGACGAGACCGACAAGGTGCTTCCTTCATGGCAGGTTGACTCCCTGCGCGAAGAGGCTTACCGCGACACAGGGAAGTCTGAACCGGACTTCAGTGAACACAATCCCAACCCTCAACAAGAGAACAGCACCATGACTGAAGAAGAAATCAAAGCGCTTCAGGCGGAAAACACACGTCTGAAAGCAGAAGCCACCCAGCGGGCAGAACAGGAAGCGAAGAGCAAGCAGGACAAACTGCACGCGGACAACGTCTCCTTTGCCGAGAAGCTGGTCGGCGCGGGTCGCCTGACCCCGGCAGCAAAACCGGTTGTTGTTGCCATTCTTGATGCGGTAGCCGGTGGCGATAAGCCTGTCGAGTTCGCCGAGGGCGATACCCGCACCCCGCTGGCCACGGCGTTTAAGACGCTGCTGGATGGCACTGCCCCGGTACTAAATTTCAGTGAACACGCGACCAAAGACCGCGTGAACATGGATATCAAAACGACGTCAGCGGAGTTCGCTGAAGCCGACCCGGAACGTCTGGCGCTGCATCAGAAAGCGCTGGAACTGTCGAAAAAAGAAGGCATCAGCTACGACGCTGCTGTCTCCCGCTGCCTGTAATTAAGGAGAGAACATGTCTGACTATTTAAAGGGTAAGCGCGTCGTTGACCCGGTGCTGACCAGCATCGCTCGCGGTTATAAAAATGCCGCGTTCATCGGTGAGCGCATTTTCCCCATTGTCCTTACCGATAAGGAAGGTGTGACCGTGCCGACTTTTGGTAAATCCGCTTTTGTGGAGTACGACACCGAGCGTGCCGTGGGGGCTGACAGTAACGTTCTGGTGCGCGAGAAAACCGGCAAGCTGGACCTGGTTCTCAACGAGCACGATCTGGCCGCGCCGGTGGACTATCGCGAGCAGGCAGAGTCGATGTTCAACGAAGAGGCCAAAGCCATTCGCCGTGTGACGAGCGGCGTCAACCTCAAGCGAGAACTGTATGCGGCCCGTCTGGCCCAGGACAAGAACGTCTATCGCGCGGCTAACGTCAAAGCGCTGGCCGCTGCCGACCGCTGGGGTGGTGGCAAGGGTGACCCGATTGGCATCATTGAAGGCGGGATTGAAGCGGTGCGTAACGCCACCGGCCTGCGTCCGAACCTGATGACCATGGGGGCAAGCGTCATGTCACTGCTGAAGTTCCACCCGGCGATTCAGGCAGCGATTGGTGCTAACGAGCGCAAGCGTATCACCATCGAAATTCTGAAAGACCTTTTCCAGCTGGAAGATGTGGTGGTCGGCGAGCCGGTCTCCATGGCCTCCATGAAAGACGCGCAGAACAAGGACAAAGTCCCGACCGATATCTGGGGTGACAACCTGATGCTGCATTACGTCGGCAAACCCCAGCCGGGCACCGACAGCGCCGACGAAAACGAGCCGTCATTCGGTTACACCCTGCGCCGTAAAGGGATGCCGGTGGCGGATAAATACGACGGCGTCGGCGGCAAAGTGAAGTACTGCCGTTATACCGATATCTACAAAGTCGCCGTGGTCGGTGGCGATGCCGGGTATCTCGTCACCAACATCGTGAAATAAGGAGACGGTCATGGGTACAACTCAACAGGTCATTCTGACCACCACCGTGACGGCCAGCGCGGCGCTGACGCAACAGCGCTTTGTCGGTGCCGATAACGCGCCCTGTCAGGCCGGAGCCGTCGCGCTCGGCGTGGCTGAGGTGGATGCCGCTGCCGGTGATGTAACACCGGTCAACGTACTGGGCATTGTTGCCGTCGAGGCCGGTGCTGCAGTCTCCAGAGGGCAGATCGTTCAGTCGGATGCGAACGCCTGTGCCGTTCCTCAGGTCCCCGCAGCCGGTGAGACCCCAGCGGGCATTTCTGCCGGGATTGCGCTGGATGAGGCACTGGCCGAAGGCGACGTTATCCGCATCCTGCGCGGGGTGTGATATGTACTGCACCCTCGCGGATTTGCTTGAACAGGTGCCTGAGCGGACGCTTATCCAGCTCACCAACGAGGAGCTGGACTTCGACTCGCCCGCGACGGTGAAAACTGAGGTGGTGGACAGCTGTATTCGCTATGCCGATGAGCTGATTGATGCCCATCTGCGCGGACGCTATACCCTGCCGCTGGCGGAGATACCGACCGTTCTGCGGGACATTGCCATCACGCTGGTGCGTTACCGGCTATACACCCGCCGCCCGGAAGGGGCTGTCCCGGACACCGTGAAGGATGACCACAAAGAGGCCCGGCGACAGCTGGAGGGGTTGCGTGACAACAAGCTGACGCTGGGGCTGCAGTCCACTCAGAAAGACGTACCTGAGTCCGGTGAAATCCGGGCACGGGCACGCCGCCCCACCTTTGGCGGGCGCGACGGCTTACTGGAGAAATACTGATGAACGTTCTGCCCGTCCTTGATGCGGTACTGGCCCGGTTACGCGAGAAGCTGCCGCAGCTGCAGGTGGAGTACTTCCCGGAGAAACCGGCTGAATATCGCCTGAATCATCCGGTGGGGGCGCTGCTGGTGAGCTATGCCGGGTCGCGCTTCGACAGGCCGAATGATATTGGTGCGGTGATCCAGCCTCAGACTATCCAGCTCTGCGTCACGGTGGTCTTCCGCCAGCTCAACGGTAAAAGAGGCGCGATTGACGTTCTGGATGCTGTCCGCCGCATCCTCGGCGGCTACACCCCGCCGAACTGCCGCCGTCGTATCTGGCTGACCCGCGAGGTGTTTATCGGTGAGGTCAAGGGGCTGTGGCAGTACGCCCTCGACTTTGCCACTGAAAGCGTCTTTATCGAAGACAGCGATTTACCGTCCGGCCCGCTGTTAACCGAAGTGAACTATGAGGAAAGCGAGTGATGAAAGAATACCGCTATTCCGGCCCGGCCAGCGGCGTCACGCTGTCGGACGGAACCGAAATCCTGCTCTGGCCGGGGAAGAATGTTTCCCTGCCGGAGGAGCATGACTATGTGAAGGTACTGGTGGCGCTGAAGCATCTGACACCGGTATCTGAAGAGACTAAACCCGCCAGCACACCGGTTGTGCAGTCACCAAAGCGCAGGAACGTCGGCGACAACGATGTGAAAACGGAGGACTCCCATGGCAGCTAACTATCTGCATGGCGTCGAAACCATTGAGGTGGAAAACGGTGCCCGCCCGGTAAAAACGGTGAAGTCTGCCGTCATTGGCCTGATTGGTACCGCCCCGATGGGGGACGTCAATACGCTGGTGCAGTGCCTGTCTGAGAAAGATGCAGCGGCGTTTGGCAGCCAGCTCACCGGCTTTACCATTCCGCAGGCGCTGGATGCGATCTACGACCATGGGGCAGGCACCGTTCTGGTCATTAACGTGCTTGATCCGGCTGTGCATAAAACCGCTGTGGCCGATGAAGATGTAACGTTCGACAAGGCGACGGGCAAGGCACAGCTGGCTAATCCGGTGGTCGCGCAGCTGGTACTGAAACCGGACAGCGACGGCCAGCCTTATGTGGAAGGTCAGGACTACTCGCTTGATGCACAGACCGGGGTGATTACCAACCTCGGTAAGAGCATCGCGGCAGATGCAACGGTGAAGGCCAGCTATAACTATGCTGATCCGACCAAAGTCACCCCGGCTGATATCATCGGTGCCGTTAATGCGGCGGGTAACCGTACCGGCATGAAGCTGCTTAACGACAGCTTCAACCTGTTTGGCTACTTCGCAAAAATCCTGATTGCCCCGGTCTTCTGCACCCAGAACAGCGTCTCGGTTGAGCTTATCGCCATGGCTGAGAAGCTGGGCGCGGTGACCTACATCGACGCGCCGATTGGTACCACTTTTGCGCAGGCTCTGGCGGGGCGGGGCCCGGAAGGCACCATTAACTTCAACACCAGCTCCGACCGCGTCCGTCTGTGCTACCCGCACGTCAAGGTGTACGACGCGGCCACCAACAGCGAACGGCTGGAGCCGCTGAGCCAGCGTGCTGCAGGTCTGCGTGCCAAAGTCGACCTGGACAAGGGCTACTGGTGGTCGTCATCCAACCAGGAAATTCTGGGTATCACCGGCGTGGAGCGCCAGCTGTCGGCAATGATTGACGACCCGCAGAGCGAGGTGAACCTGCTCAACGAACAGGGCATCACCACGGTCTTCAGCAGCTACGGCAGCGGCCTGCGTCTGTGGGGCAACCGTATGGCGGCATGGCCAACGGTCACCCATATGCGCAACTTCGAGAACGTTCGCCGTACCGGTGATGTGATCAACGAGTCCCTGCGTTACTTCAGCCAGCAGTACATCGACATGCCGATTACCCAGGCGCTGATTGATGCGCTGACGGAGTCGGTCAACGCCTACGGTCGCAAGCTGATTGGCGACGGTGCGCTGCTGGGCTTCAGCTGCTGGTTTGATCCGGCCCGCAACGAAGAGACGGAGCTGGCCGCCGGTCACCTGTTGCTGAGCTACAAATACACGCCGCCGCCACCGCTGGAGCGACTGACGTTTGAGACCGAGATCACCTCGGAATACCTGTTAACCCTGAAGGGGAATAGCTGATGGCAAAGATTGAGATCAACCGCATCACGAATGCCAACATCTACCTGGATGGCGCTAACCTGCTGGGTCGGGCCGAGGAGGTCAAACTGCCTGACGTCTCCATGACCATGCAGGAGCATAAGGCGCTGGGGATGGTGGGCAAGGTGGAACTCCCGGCAGGCTTCGACAAGCTTGAGGGCGAGATCAAGTGGAACAGCTTTTACCGCGACGCGATGCTGTCTGCCGCGAACCCGTATAAGTCGCTGGCGCTGCAGTGCCGTTCCAGCGTCCAACGCTACAGTTCGCAGGGACTGATTGACGAAATCCCGCTGGTCACCTTCCTGACGATCATGTTCAAGAAGAATCCGCTGGGGACGTTCAAACAGCACGAAAACGCCGAGTTCTCCAGTAGCTTCACCTGCACGTACATCAAGCAGGTACTGGATGGTGAAGAGCTGCTGGAGCTGGACTATCTGGCCAACATCTTCCGCGTCGGTGGTGTTGACCAGTTGACCGATTACCGCATCAATATTGGCGGGTAGTCATACTTCAGGGGGCCGCAAGGCTCCCTTTCTTCTTAACCCCCTTTAATATCCGCTCTCCCCTCAACTGGATATACTGCTCTGAAACCACACAGGAGCATAAACATGTCACAGATCCAACCCGCTGTTTTCACGTTAACCCACCCATTTACTACCGCTGCTGGTACGCGAGTTGAGCGTATTGAACTCAAGCGCCTCACAGTTAAAGACCTGAAACTGGTTCGAAAAATCTCTAATGACCCGGCTGACTGGGATGAACCGTTGATTGCCCGCAGTACCGGGTTGCCACCTGAAGACCTGGACAATATGGATTTAGCTGATTATCTGCAACTGCAGCGTCGATTTCAGCTCGTCACTGGGATGGGCAAAGGCGACGAAAACACTGACACAGGTACAGGGGCTGCTGGCGAGGTGGTTCCGGTTCCAGCCGGGGGAAATTGATGCTCTTGATACTGACGATCTTGAAATGTGGCTGGAGCAGGCTGAAGAGCAAATCAAGAGCGAGTTCGGCGACAGAGACTAACTTTTCACAGTAAACATGACTGCAGCCTGTAACGGCTGCTTTCTTCCTTTATATACCGACCCGGAGGATATCCATCATGGCCAGTAACTTTTCCGTCGGCGTTGTTATTGGTGGCATGATTGGCAGCACCTTCCGCTCAGCGATGAGCGGTACCCGACGCGCCCTTGACTCACTGAATGACACCTCCCGCCGCCTGCAGGAACGCCAGGACAGCCTGACCCAGAAAATCGCTCGCTATGGCCATCTTGGCACCTCATCCATGCAGAATCTGAATAATGCCCTTCTGCGCGTGAGCCGGACAATGGAGCAGGTTGATCGCCAGCAGCGTCGGTTGTCGGCCGCATCCGCTACCAGCGATGCACTGAAGGCTAACCGTATGGCGCTTTATGGTCAGGGAGTGGAGGCATATGCCATGGCGCAAACGGTATACCAGACGGTTTCACCCGCTGTGCAGCAATCAATGTCCTTCAAGGACAAAATGATTGATATGTCTATTACGGCCAAATATGACGACAAGACCAGAGATAATCTGGGTTTGCAAATAAAGGGCTGGGCGCTGAAATACAACCAGTATCAGGATGATCTTCAGGAGGCAGTAGGTTCACTCATCAGCGACAATATCGATAATGTGTCTGATATTGGGTATTTAATGCCGGACATTGCCCGTGCGGCAACCGCAACCCGCACATCAGGTCAGGACTGGGCCAAAGTGGCGGCGGTCTGGCAAAACTCATTGAAAGGTGCTGCCAAAGATTTTGGTGCCGTCCAGAATATTATGGCTTATGCCGGTGACCAGGGCTCATTTGAAATTCCGGATCAGGTTAAATGGATTCAGTCACTGGCACCAATGATGGACGGCGTTGCGAGAGGAAAAGAGGCTGTAGCTGAAATTGGGGCCAGCCTGCAGATAGCTAAAATTGGCGCAGGTTCCACCGATGAAGCGGCTAATAACTTCAAAAACTTTCTAACCAAAATATTTGCCCGTGATACCCAGAAGCAATTTGCTGATCTGGGCATTGATCTGCAGGGTTCTATTGAGAGCTATAAGGCTGCAGGTATCTCCCCAATCGAAGGAATGATGAGTGTCATTGAGCGGTATCTGAAGGCTAAAAGCCCGGAAGCGCTTTCAGGTTTTAAATCTGCAATGAAAATTCAGGATGAAACAGCGAGAGACGAAGCACTGCAGGCGCTGGCCAAGAATTTTGGTCTGGGGGAAATGTTTGCAGATATGCAGGTAATGGGCTTTGTCCGCCCCATGCTGGCCAATATGGACCGGTATCGTGAAATCCGCGCCGGTGCGCTGAAAGCTGCAGATAAGGATATGCTGGCTACGTCGTACGATCAGCGCCTGAAATCACCCCTTGAGGCGACCAAAGCTTTGATGGTCAACAGCCGCGATTTGGCTATCACTCTCGGTGATCAACTAGCCCCTTCCTTTATTTCGCTGGCAGAAGAGTTGATCCCTCTGATTCAGGGGGCCGGGCGTTGGATTGCAGCACACCCACAATTTGTCAGCGGTGCTTTTAAGGTCATCACTGCACTAATTGCTTTTAAGATAGCGACCATTGGTCTCAAGCTGGGGCTGAATCTCCTTATTTCCCCCTTCGTCAGCGTCTGGAAAAGTGCTGTGTTATTGCGTACTAACTGGTTACGTCTGACCACGGCACTCGGAGAAGGCGGCAAATTACGCTGGCTCGCTACTGGATTTAGTCGACTGGCCAGTGGTGGTCTGAAACTTGGTAGCATTCTGGCAGGTAGCCTTGTTCGCGGTTTTATGATTGCTGCTCGCGCTGTTTTGTGGATGGGGCGGGCGCTGATGATGAACCCGATTGGTATTGCTATAACTCTAATCGCCGGTGCAGCTTACCTTATTTACCGCAACTGGGGCGCAGTCAGTAGCTGGTTTAAACAGCGCTGGGCAGACATTAAAACGGCGTTTAACGGCGGTATCGTGGGGATTAGTAAGCTGCTGATTAACTGGTCGCCGGTTGGTCTGCTCTACAAAGCCTTTGCGGCTGCGCTGAAATATCTCGGCGTTGATCTGCCAGCGAAGTTCACGGACTTCGGTGGTCATCTTATCGACGGGTTAATAAACGGCATCAAAAACAAATGGGAGTCGCTCAAAACCACCGTCACAGACATGGGCGACAGCGTTGGTGGCTGGTTCAAGGAAAAGCTGGGCATCCATTCGCCGAGCCGTGTGTTTATCGGTTTTGGTGACAACATTGCGCAGGGTGCCGCTATCGGCCTGCAGCGCACCACACCACTGGCCGCACTCGCGGGTCAGCGTCTGGCCACTGAAATGACACCGGATGTTCCCCGTATCCCGTCGCCGGAAATCATGGCGGCGGGATATTCAGGTCGTGGCGCAGCTGCTTCTGGTGGCGGAGCATCTGGCGGTATTCAGGTCAGCTTTAATCCTCAGTTTTTTCTCAATGGCAAAGAAACCGCAGCGCCTGCCGGACTGACCAGCGCACTGAATATGAGCCTGCATGAACTGGAGAAAATGCTGGAGCGTCTGCTGGCTCAGAAACAACGTCGGGGGTACGAATAATGTTTGCGGTACTGGGTGATATTGAGTTTGAACTGATTACCTACTGGGACGGCTTTGAGGCCACGTTCGGTGTCGATTATGCGGAACATGCCCGCATCGAGGGTAAGCCCGGCCTGCAGTTCGTCGGCGACAAGCTGGACGAAATCCAGATAAGCCTGGTCTTCCATCAGCATTATTGTGTGCCCGACGTGGAGCTGGCGAGACTGAGAACGGCCATGAAAGCCCATCAGGCGCTGGCACTGGTTTTCGGCAACGGTGACTATCGCGGCTGGTTTGTTATTACCGACGTGACCGCGACCAGCGAGCAGACGGACAGCACAGGCAACGTGCTGGCCGTCAATGCCACCGCGTCTCTCCGGGAGTACATCGGCGACCCGAAAAACCCGCTGCAGCCGCCCGCAATACGCACGCAGGTACCCGGCGTCGGGGAGGTCTCCGGTGCCGTTCCTTCGCCCTCCGGGGTGGCGCAGTACGTTCGCGACGGCGTCAACTATGCCAAACAGGCGCAGTCTGTTCTCCAGACCACCATCAGCGCCGTTCGGGTGGCGCAGAAAATGAAGGATAACCCCGCCGTTGCACTGACCCGCGTGCCGGGGCTGATGAGCGGACTGGGCAACGTATCCGGGGCGTTAGGCCAGAGCGTTCCTGCGTTTAATGCGCTCTCTGAATCCATGCCTGATGCCATCAGTCTGGCCAGAGCCACCAGTGATGCGGCCACGTATGTCCAACAGGCACAGTCTTCGCTGAGCGGCGTGGACGGCAGCAATATCGCAGCGGCGCTGGATGCTGTTTCCGGGCAGCTCAACTCCGCCAGCACCACGTTCACCCGGATGTCGCCGGGGTTAAGCACCATGGCAGCCAAAATACTGGCGAGGAGTGTGTGATGTTTCTTGAACATGTCACCCGTGACGGAGAGCGCTGGGATTCTCTGGCATGGCAGTACTACGGCGACCCACTGGGCTATCCCCGGATAATTGCCGCCAATCCGCACGTGGCCATTATGCCGGTGCTGCCCTCCGGGTTGTTGTTACTGATCCCGGTTATCGAGGCTGAAGAAGCCAGTACAGAAGAGGATATTGCCCCATGGCTGAGATAAACAGCACGGCACAGGCCGCATCAGCGTTAACCGGCGTCAGCGATGTTCTGAGTCCGGTTTTCACCCTGTGGTATCTGCAGAAGAACATCACCACCGATATCGCCCCCTATGTCACCCGCGTAACCTACAGCGATAACATCAAAAGCGAGTCCGATACCATTGAGGTGGAGCTGGACGACACCGATGGCCGCTGGCTGGATAAGTGGTATCCGGGCAAGGGTGACACGCTGACGCTGAAAATGGGCTATCAGGGTGAGACGCTGCTGTCCTGCGGTACGTTCTCTATAGACGAGATCGAGGTGAGTTCGCCCGCGTCCGTTGTCGCTATCCGGGGCGTGGCCACGTCGGTCAACAACGCACTGCGGACAAAATCCAGTCGTGGTTTCGAGAGCACCACGCTGGCGGCTATAGCCGGACGGATTGCCAAAAAGCATCAGCTGAAGCTGGTTGGCAGTATTGAGTCCATCAAAATTGACCGGGTGACCCAGTATGCTGAAACGGACGTGGGCTTCCTGCGTCGACTGGCCAGCGAGTATGGTTATGCCGTGAAAGTGGTCAGCGACCAGCTGATTTTCTCTCATCTGGCCACGCTGCGCGGTCAGGAGCCGGTAAAACAGTTGAAGCCACAGGATGTGGCCAGTTTTTCCCTGCGTGACACCATCAACCGCGTCTACAAATCCGCAAAGGTAAAACACCAGAAGAGCAGCGAGAAAAAACTGATCGTCTACGAAGCTGATGGCGGTACCAGCGAAAGCGACAAACAAACCAAAGGCGGTAAGGTCACCAGTGCCGACTCACTGAAGGTCAACAGCCGCGTCAGCGACCCGGACAGCGCCCGGATTAAAGCGGATTCGGCGCTGGCCAGACATAACGAATACCAGCAGAACGGCTCCCTGACGCTGATGGGGACGCCTCAACTGACTGCAGGCAACAAAATTGAACTGGTGGGTTTTGGACAGTTATCCGGGCCATGGCTGATAACCACTGCCCGCCATGCGTTTGACCGCAACAGCGGCTATATCACCGAACTGGAGGTGGCGCGAGGGCCGGTCACGCAGGGCAAGGCGAAGAAAGGTAAAAAGACCGGCAAGAGTCAGACACTGACCGTCTATAAACCGGACGGCAGCACGTCCACGGTAACAAAGGAGAAGAAATAATGGCAGGCGTCACCCGTCAGGTCGGTACGGTCAGCGCCGTCGATGCCGACAAGGTTCAGGCCCGCGTTCGTCTGCCTGAGTGCGATAACCTGCGCACTAACTGGCTTAACGTGCTGCAGCGCAACACCCAGGATAATAAGGATTACTGGCTCCCTGACGTGGGGGAGCAGGTTGAGGTGCTGCTCGATGCCAACGGCGAGGATGGTGTCATTCTGGGCGCGGTGTACTCAGACGTCGATAAGCCGCCGTTCAGCGACAAAAACGTCCGGGGCATGAAATACGCGGATGGCGCAGAGTTCAGCTATAACCGCGCGACCCATACGCTGACGGTCAAAGGCGGTATCGAGCGCGTAGTAATCGAGGTTGCGGTAGGTATCACCCTGAAGGGGAAAACCATTGATTTGACCGCTGACACCACCACGGTGAACGGCAACCTTGAAATCAACGGCAATGCCCACTCAACAGGCAGCATGCTGTCTGATGGCCAGAACTCTAATCACCACTCCCACTGACCTTCTTAAACGCCTTTAATATCGGCGTTCCCGCGCAGGGGCAATACTGCCCCCATGAAAACAACCTCAGTATTCTGGCAACCGGCCCTGCAGGCTCCCGGCGAAATCGTCCGGGGGCTGGATGATATCTGGCAGGCCATTCAAATCATCCTGCGTACTCCTCGCGGCAGCGACCCGCATCGCCCGGAGTTCGGCAGCAATCTTCACCTTTATATCGACTGGCCCATCGACCGGGCTATTCCGCATGTGGTGCGCGAATCCGTCGATGCCATCCGCCGCTGGGAGCCTCGCTGCCAGCTTATGTCGGTCAAACCCGCCGTCGACGGCGAACATCTTACGCTCCGGGTGAGCTGGAAAGGCTCTGACGGACGGCCCCGGACTCAGGAGTTGCTATGGCGCTGACAGAACCCGATTTTATTGAACGTGATGCCGACAAAATCACGGCTGAAATGATTGCACAGTACGAAGCCGCAACCGGCAAAACGCTGTACCCCGCTCAGGCTGAGCGCCTGTTGATTGACCTGTGGGCATACCGCGAAATGCTGGTCAGGGTGGCGGCGCAGGAAGCGGCCAAACAGAATCTGGTCGCCTTTGCCCGTGAGCCGATGATTGATTACCTCGGTGAACTGGTCGGTGTATATCGCCTGGCCGCGCAGCCTGCCACCACCACGCTCCAGTTCTCCGTGGATGAGGCACTGGCCATTGATGTGCTGATTCCGGCAGGAACCCGCGTCAGCGCTTCCGACAGCATTATTTTTGCCACCGATACGGACGTGGTACTGAAAGCCGGATTGCTGCTGGTCAATGCCACGGCCACCTGTACCGAGCCGGGGGCCGCTGGCAACGGCTGGCAGCCTGCGCAGGTCAGTCAGTTGCTCGATGAGATTGATAACGTCGACCTGCAGGTGACTAATCTGGCGGCCAGTTCTGGTGGTTCAGAGCAGGAAGACAATGACAGGCTCCGCGAGCGTATCAAACTGGCCCCGGAGTCATTCACCAACGCCGGAAGCCGTATGGCATACCGCTTTCATGCCATGCAGGCCCATCCCAACATCGTCGACGTCGCTGTGCTCTCCCCGGTTCCCGGCACTGTAGAACTGTATCCGCTGCTCAGTACCGGCCTGCCGGACGACAGCATCCTTACGCTGGTAGAGAGTTTCTGCTCGGACGAAAAAGTCAGGCCGCTCACTGATACCGTGCGGGCTAAAACACCTGTGCAGGTGGATTACGCCATTGAAGCCAACATCACTATCTATCGTGATCAGGATGCCAACTCGATAAAGGACAACGCCAATAGCGCCATACAGAACTGGGTAGCGTCCCGTACCGCCACGCTGGGGCGCGATATTGTCCCCAGTCAGATTATCAGCGTGCTGTCCGTTGCCGGAGTGTATCAGGTCGAACTGGTGACACCGGTGCTGAAAGTGGTGGCAGAAAATGAATGGGCAAACTGTACGGCGATCACTCTCAATATGACCGGAGTATCCGATGGCTGAGCCGCTACAACTTCCGCCATCGCTTGAGGGTGATATCAGCCTCAGGGCACTGGGAAGACTCGCCGGGCGGCTGGATAACATCGACCTGAGCGTACTGATGGTCTATCTCGTCGATATTGTCGACAGTTCCGCGCTGCCATGGCTGGGCGAGCAGTTCTCACTGTTCGGCGATGGCTGGGAGCTGGCGGAGTCGGACGATGTACGCCGCATGCTTATCAAATCCGCTATCGAGTTGCACCGTTACAAAGGGACGCCGTGGTCAATCCGGGAAATTATCCGCCGTTTCGGCTTCGGCGAAGTGGATCTGATTGAAGGCACTGGCCAGATTGGCTACGACGGCAAACACACTTACAACGGGCTTTTCGTCCATGGCGATGTGGAAGCCTGGGCGGTCTATCGCGTCATCCTTCAACAGCCCATCACTAACGATCAGGCGGCGTTGTTACGTCAGACGCTCGCTGCCTTTGCTCCGGCCCGCTGCCATCTGGCGAGCCTGGAGTATCAGTCTGTCGCTATTCGCTACAACAACACCGTCAACTATGACGGCAGCTATAACCACGGGAGCAGTTAATTATGGCAAACCTACCCGAAACCCCGCAGTGGGAAGAAGGCATCTACCAGATTGAGGTCTCCGACCCCGTACTGGGCGGGCCAGACGGAATTTCTAACCGTCAGGGTAAACAACTGGCCAGCCGCACGCTGTACCTGAAGCAACAGGTTGAAAAAGGCGGTTCTGACCTTGCGAAACACATTGCGGCAGCAGACCCGCATACCCAGTACGCACCGAAAGCCAGCCCGACATTCACTGGCACGCCAACAGCGCCTACGCCTGCAAATAGCGACAACAGCAAGAAGCTGGCGACGACGGAGTTTGTGGCCAAAGCACTTGCGGCGCTTGCAGGCAGCGCCCCTGAGACGCTGGATACGCTTAAAGAGCTGGCGGATGCCCTCGGCAACGATCCGAATTTTGCGACCACGGTGCTTAACAAACTGGCGGAGAAGCTGGCCAAAGACCAGAACGGCGCAGATATTCCTGACCCGGCGCTCTTTGTCAAAAACCTTGGTTTAAACGAAACCCTTAATCCGTCAAAACGCGTCAGCATTGGTGCATTAGGAACTGGGCTGTTTAATGGTTCAAAGCCTGCAATCAACATCGGTGATTCAGATAGTGGTTTTGTGTTTGAGTCCGACGGGGTTATTGGTGTTTATGCGAACAGTCAGAAAATCGCTGAACTCACTAACACTGAA